TAGGACCTGTGACTGCTGGATTGATGGAGTTGGCGGTTGGTATTGAAAAAGTAATCACAGGAATTCCTGGCTTAGATAAAAAAACATCAGTCAGCAACCCTGGAGAAGGAAGAGGAAAGAATGCACCTGCCACAGCTGGTTACGGAACCGATACTAAACCAGCAGATTTTGTAAATTTTGTTAACGAAACTGCCGCCAAAGGATTTGGAGCTCTGAAAGGCGCTCCAAAACCCAGAGAAATAACCACTGGAACTCAAGCTCATCAAGCGTTATCTGGTAATGCTGCAAAACCCAGGGAAGTAACCACTGGAACTCAAGCTCATCAAGCGTTATCTGGTAATGCTGCAAGACTTGCTGACACTTCTCGTACACCAGTTGGTAATACTAGTGGTGTACTAGCCAATAACATATTGCAAAAAGCCGCAGCTGATTATGATACTAATACTCAATCAACCACTGGTACAGGCCCTGGATCTACTTCTGCAGCAAATCCAGATTTGAGTCGTGACATGAGTTCAATGGCCAGGGATATTGGAATGCAAACATCTAGTACACAAGAACTGGTAGAGCTCATGCGTAGAAGCATTGCTATACAAGATAAATTACTGCAACAGACTAGAAATTAACAATAAATAACTCACTATGGCAGAACTAAACAAAGGCACCGGGTGGAAAAAATATTTCAAAGTCGCAGATTTATCTGGACAGATGAGTCCAATTGCGGGCGGCAGAGATCAAGGATTACCCGGATATCCTAAAAATGACGGACGTCGTAGCAATCAAGCAGATACTGATTTTAGTTTTAGAAACTATGCTAGCCGATTACCAGAAGTTTATTCTGGACATCCTAACCGTATTGAACGTTACAATCAATATGAAAACATGGACGCTGATTCAGAAGTCAATGCATGTTTAGACATTATTTCTGAGTTTTCTACACAGCTGAACGAGCAGAACGATACGCCTTTTGATATAACATACAATGATGATCCTACAGATCATGAAATTGAAATCATCCGCAAACAGATGCAGCAATGGGTCAAGCTAAACAAGCTGGATCAACGCATATTCAAGCTGTTCCGTAACACAATCAAATACGGTGATCAAGTGTTTGTTCGTGACCCAGAAACATTTGAAATGTACTGGGTGGACATGAGCAAAGTGGTGCGTGTGATCGTGAATGAAAACGAAGGCAAGCGCCCAGAACAATATATCATCCGTGATATTAACCCTAACTTTCAGAACTTGACTGTGGCAGCTAAAACCACAACTGACTTCATGGTCAATCCAAGTTCGGGCGGTGCCGGAGGCATTGGCGGCAGTATGCAAGGTGGCGGTTACACTGCTCCTAGCTCGGCCATGAGCGGCACCAGCAGATTTAATCGTGCTGTGAATGAAACTTGTATTGATGCTAAACATGTGGTCCATCTGAGCCTAAACGAAGGCCTAGATACATTCTGGCCATTTGGCAAAAGTATTTTAGAAAATATTTTCAAAGTATTCAAACAAAAAGAACTGCTAGAAGACGCCATGTTGATCTATCGTGTACAACGTGCGCCTGAACGACGGATCTTCAAAATTGACGTAGGCAACATGCCCAGCCACATGGCCATGGCGTTTGTGGAACGTGTAAAGAATGAAATGCATCAACGTCGTATCCCCACATATGGCGGCGGCGGACAAAACATCATGGACAGCAGCTATAATCCACTCAGCATCAACGAAGATTTCTTTTTTCCGGTGGGTGCAGATGGTCGTGGTAGTGATGTTACTACATTGCCTGGCGGTCAGAATCTTGGTGAAATTGACGATTTAAAGTATTTTAACAACAAAATGGCCCGTGGTCTACGTGTACCTTCAAGCTATTTGCCCACGGCACCAGACGATTCAGATCGTACCATGCAAGATGGTAAAGTAGGTACAGCACTAATTCAAGAGTATAGATTCAATCAATATTGCGAACGACTGCAAGCATTGATCATGCAAAAGCTAGACGACGAGTTTAAAATGTTTTTGCGTTGGAGAGGATTCAATATTGATGCTGGACTTTTCCAAATCAAGTTTAATCCACCTCAAAACTTTGCAAGTTAACGTCAAGCTGAACTAGATACTTCACGTATCACAGCGTTTACTAGCTTAGAAGCATTGCCTTACATGAGCAAGAGATTTTTGTTAGAGCGTTTCTTGGGATTAACAGAAGACGAAATCCAGCAAAATTCCAAACTCTGGAAAGAAGAACGCAGCACACCTGAACTAGAAACAGCACAAGGTCAAGATCTACGTTCAGTGGGTATTACACCTGCTGGCTTAGAAAGCGATGTATCAATGGGGCAAGAGATGGCAAATATCACACCAGCAGGTCAAGAAGGTGTGCCTGGTGCTGCACCAGGCGGTACAATTGGAAATACTCCAGCGGCACAGCCTCCTGGGGCAGGAGCACCAATTCCGGGTGCTGCATAAATATATCATGATCCTCAACGAGCTTTACGAACGTAGTCCCAGCGCATATCAAGATGTAGCAGCTGATAACACCCAGCCTCACCTTGGACAATTGCGCAAGACCAAACTCACACTCATGCAACTGAATAAATTGCGAAAAATGCAAGATACTCGGATGTTTGAGTTTAATGAAAAGCTCAAAGACATCAGAACTCAATACGCACCACCGGCCGCTCCCGCGGCGTAATATTTCTGTCTTAATTGACAAAAAACCAGTCATAACTGGCACATTTTTTTCTCAAATTGTAAATATAGATATACATTTTGCCGGGTGGCAAAATTAACGAATATCTATAGGAGCCAGTTAAATGAGTAAAAATCAGTTTGAAAAGTTGATTGAATATGTGATCAACGATGAAGACGCAAAAGCCAAAGAACTTTTTCATCAAATCGTAGTATCCAAGAGTCGTCAGATCTATGAAAACATCATGCAAGATGAAGAATTAGAAGAAGACAACGCCATGGGTGAAGAGCCAGTTGAAGTTGACACTGACATGAGTGAAGGTGACGACATGATGGGCGGAAGCCAAAGCGGCGACATGATCGACGATGTAGAGACTGAAGAGTCTGGCATGCATGAAGGTGAAGATGATGCAGAGTTTGATGACGAAGCTGAAGACGCTGGTGATGATCTAACTAGCGACCTAGAAGACGAACACGACATGGGCGGCGAAGAAGCTGCTACAAAAGGCGACGTAATGGATCTAGCTGACAAGTTAGACGACCTCATGGCTGAATTTGAGCAAATGATGGACGGCGGCAATGACATGGGCGACGACATGGGTGACGGCATGGGCGACATTGAAATTGATGCTGACGAATTTGAAACCGAAGGCGTGTATGAAAATGTTGACCTCAAAGCTGCTCCAAAACCAGTAACTTCTGAACCAGCAGGAACTAACACCAAGTCTACAACTGCATTCAACAGCGGCGCAACTGGTATGGCATCACATCCTGTGCGAGCAGGTAAAAACGAAGGTGGTCACCACGACACTGCTGCTTACAAGAACGCCACTAAAGATCTAATTGGTAAAGTCGGTAACTCACCTGCTCAAGCCAAGCAAGATTTGAAGCCTGCAACCAAGCCACACTTGGGTCAAGCTGCTGGTGTGAACACCCGCACACCATTTCCACGTGGCAAGTAATCTGCAATGAAATACTTACAGGAACATCTAAACTTCAACCAAGCCAAGATTCGCGTGTTGGTTGAAGATGGTCCTGACGGCGCAGGAAAGACATTGTATATGGAAGGTATATGTATTGAAGGCGGAGTAAAAAACGCTAACGAACGTGTATATCCTGTAAATGAAATTGGTAGAGCAGTTCACAGTATTAATGAACAACTGCGCGAAGGGTATTCGGTGCTGGGTGAAGTGGATCACCCTGAAGATTTAAAAATCAACCTAGACAGAGTAAGTCATTGCATTGAAAAAATGTGGATGGATGGCCCTGCTGGTTACGGTAAGTTAAAAATATTACCTACACCAATGGGACAACTGGTCAAGACCATGTTGGACTCAGGTGTAAAACTCGGAGTTTCGAGCCGTGGTTCCGGTAACGTGAACGACGGCAACGGACATGTCAGTGACTTTGAAATAGTCACTGTAGATATTGTTGCTCAGCCCAGTGCCCCACATGCATATCCTCGTGCAATTTATGAAGGACTTCGTAATATGAAGTACGGTCATAAAGTGTTAGAGATTGCCAAAGACGCAGGACAGAACAGCAAGGTACAGAGATACTTGCGTGAGGAAGTAAAACGCCTTATTCAAGATCTCAAAATTAAGGAGTAAAGCATGCTAGATGCAATC